TGCTTCACCAAGTAAAAGTCAAATTAGAGTCCTTCAATCAATCGGGCGAGGTTTAAGGAAGAGTGAAGATGGTCAAGATACAAAGATATATGATATAGCAGATGACTTACACTGGAAGAATCAAAAAAATTATACCCTACAACATGCAGCTGAAAGAATTAAAATCTATTCTAAAGAACGGTTTAACTACAAAATGTTTGATATAAATATATAGTATGGAAGCATTAAATATAAGACACTTTAAACTAATGAATGGCGAAGAGATTATTGGTCTCGTTGCTATTAAGAATGATGATAATTTTATAATTGAAAGACCAGTAAGACTGAATCCTAGTATGTTAGGTGGAGTTCAGTTTGTAGCTTGGTTTCCTTTCAGCGATGCAAAACAATTTAAAGTTTTTAAGAGCGCAATTTTACAACATGTTCCTGTAGCAGAGTCTATAAAAGAAACATATGTGAACTTCTCTCTTAAAATGGATAAACCAATTCAAACTGTTCAGACTAAAACAGACCAAGAACTCTTAGACGAATACGAGAGCCGACTTGCTGCTGGTCATGACCTATTTGATGAGGAACCACTCAATGAGCTGGATAAGAAGAGAACACTACATTAATATAGTATCCTCTACCGCTCCGGGTGTTAATATATTATACCATAAAAACAGGCAAATGTAAAGGTTTATTTTCACTTTTTGTGAAATAAATTTAATTTAAATCATTCCTTTACATTTACACCAAAGTATGGTATAATAGTATATTATGGAGAAAATATTATGACTAAGGTCAAACCAAAAGATAAACCACATTACGTTAACAATCGAGAATTCTCTGAAGCAGTCATGGATTATGCTATTAAAGCCCGTGATTGTCGACAAAAAGAGAAGAAAGTTCCTACAGTTCCAGATTACATCGCAAGATGTTTCATCAGAATATCTGAAGGATTGTCTCACAGACCAAACTTTGTTCGATATACTTATAGAGAAGAAATGGTTATGGATGCTGTTGAAAATTGCTTAAGAGCAATTGGTAATTATAACATTGAAACTGCTACAAGAACTGGAAAGCCTAATGCATTTAGTTACTTTACACAAATATGCTATTTTGCATTTATTCGTAGAATAACTAAAGAAAAGAAACAACAAGATATCAAATTCAAATTCATTGAGAAGATGGGTATAGAAGATTTTGTTCAAATGGGTATGGATAACGAAGGAGCAGAACAAACTATGGCTTATGTTGATACATTAAGACAAAGGATTGGTACTATTCGTACTAAAGATGACGCTATTAAGAAATTTGCAAAAGAGGAGAAGAAGCGAGAGAAAGAAAAACTCGAGCTGTTTATGTAATGAAAAAAGTAAGTACAAAACAAAATCAAAGACATTTACGTCTTATGAAAAAAAGAACAAGAAAGGCTGAAATAAGAAAAGAGCGAAGAGAAGAAGTAATGGCTCAAATGCTTATAATCAAACAGTCCCATAAAAGAATAGCAAGAACTCAGAGAAAAATGAGTAAACTTGCAAAACAAGCAGCTGCATCTAGAGCACTATGAAAATAGCTATTTTGAATGACACACATTGTGGTGTCAGAAACAGCAGTGATATATTCTTAAACTATCAAGAACGCTTTTATGAAGAGGTATTTTTTCCTTATCTAAAAGAACATAACATTAAACAGATATTGCATTTAGGAGACTATTATGAACATCGTAAGTTCGTTAACTTCAAAGCTCTTAATCAAAATCGTAAACATTTTCTTGAGCCTTTGCGTGATGCTGGTATTACTATGGATATCATTCCTGGTAATCATGATGTTTATTTTAAGAATACTAATGAGCTATGTTCCCTTAAAGAACTCTTAGGCTATTTTACTTCTAACGTAAATATCGTAATGAAACCAACTGTATTAGATTATGATGGTCTTGGAGTTGCAGTTATACCTTGGATTAACAACTCAAACTATCAAGAGTATGTTGACTTTGCGTTAAATTGTAAAGCTCCAATATTAGGAGCTCATTTGGAATTGAAAGGATTCGATTTAATGGCAGGGATGCCTAATCCACATGGGATGAATGCAGATATCTTTTCAAGATTTGAAATGGTTCTATCAGGTCATTTCCATACTAAATCAAGTCAAGGCAACGTAACTTATCTTGGTTCTCAAATGGAGTTTACCTGGGCTGATGTTGATGACCCTAAGTACTTTCATATACTTGATACTGAAACAAGAGAAATCGAAGCAATAAGAAATCCAATAACCATATTTAAAAAGGTTATATATGATGATGCTAAAGTAGATTATGACAAAGTTGATGTAAGTCAATATGAGAAACATTTCATTAAACTGATTGTTATAAATAAAAATGACTTGTATATGTTTGACAAATTTGTTGACAGATTACAGAATATAGAAACATATGAACTTAAGATTGCAGAATCTTTTGAAGAGTATCTAGGAGAAAGCGTTGAAGACGAGAAAATATCTCTTGAAGATACTAATCAACTTTTAGATTCATATGTTGAAGCTGTAGATACTGACTTAGACAAAGAACATATCAAAATTGAATTGAGAAAGCTTTATACAGAAGCACAGAACCTAGAGGTTGTATGATACATTTTAAATCATGTGAATGGAAGAATTTCCTATCCACCGGTAGTGACCCTATCAAAATCCAACTAGATAAAACACCTACAACATTAATTGTTGGCCAAAATGGCGCAGGTAAATCTACTTTACTTGACGCTCTTTCGTTTGGTTTATTTGGTAAGCCACACAGAGATATAAAGAAAGACCAAATGATTAATAGTATCAATAAAAAAGGTACTATCGTAACAGTTGAAATGATGATTGGAAGTCATGAGTTTAGGATTGTAAGAGGAATCAAACCAGGTAAGTTTGAAATCTATCAGAACGGCAATCTTATTAATCAAGCATCTAATGCAAGAGATTATCAGAAGTTCTTAGAACAGAATATCTTAAAACTTAATCATAAATCTTTTCACCAGGTAGTTGTACTTGGTTCATCTTCGTTTATACCATTCATGCAATTACCAGTATGGTCAAGAAGAAATATTATAGAAGACCTATTGGATATTAATATCTTTTCAAAGATGAATATGCTATTAAAGGAAAGAAACTCTAAAATAAAAGAAGAACTTACTGATGTCAATCATCAAATCGATATCTTTAAAACTAAGATGGACTCTCAAGGTAAGTATATCAAAGATTTGCAAGAGTTGAATGATGACCAAATACAGAACAAAAGAGATTCTATTGATATACACAAAGAAGATATTAATAAGCTATTTGACGAAAGTAAAACTCTTGGAAAGAATCTTACAGCTTCGATATCAGCTGAAGAAAAACACAGTACTGAAATCGTAAAGAAAATGTCTCAATTAGATTCCTATGACATGTCATTTAATGATAAGATAAAAGGATTAGTTGAAGAAAGCAGATTCTATGAAGACAATGATAATTGTCCAACGTGTGACCAGGCTATAGACGAAGAACTGAAAACTCAAAAGATAGAATCAGTTAAATCTAAAGCTCAAGAAATACAAAAGGCAAAAGGTGACTTAAGTAAGAATATAGCTGAAATGAAAACTGAACAACAAGCAGTATCAAATAGCTTAAATTCACTCCGTCAGAAACAACAAAAGATAAATAGTAATAACGACGCAATTGCTTTAATTCAAAAAGAAGTCAATAAAGTCCAAAAGGAAATTGATAACTTGCAAGGTCAAACTGGCGATGTATCAAAAGCTAAAAAGGATTTGACTGACTTAAGAAAGAATAAAGATAAGTCGACTGAAAAGAAACTTGAATATGTAGAAGAAAGAACTTATAATGAAGTCATAGGAGAAATGCTAAAAGACACTGGTATCAAAACTAAAGTTATTAAGCAATATTTACCAGTGATGAACAGGTTAATTAATCAGTATTTACAGATACTTGATTTCTTTGTATCGTTCCATTTAGATGAAAACTTCAATGAAACTATAAGGTCAAGGCATCGTGACTCATTTAATTATGCATCATTCTCAGAAGGTGAGAAACAAAGAATAGATTTATCTCTTCTTTTCACCTGGAGACAGATAGCTAAAATGAAAAATAGCGCAGCATCAAATCTACTCATATTGGATGAAACATTCGATTCAAGTTTAGATATTGATGGTATCGATAATCTCACAAGGATACTTGATACTCTCGAAGACGGAAGCAATGTATTTATTATATCGCACAAAGGCGATGTATTAGAGAACAAATTTAGAAGTAAGATAGAGTTCTTTAAAGAACGCAACTTTTCTAAGATTAAATAAGTCATCGGAGCTGTAGTTCATACGGTATTGAACAGCCTCTTAGTTAGGCAAGTTGCTGGTTCGAATCCAGCCAGCTCCACCTTAAGTGAAAATAATTAGCACTCTTAACACCTTTTAAAAATTATTTTCACCAAAGTCGTTTACATTTGCAGAGAACTATGGTATAATATACATATTAAATCAAAAAGATAAGGAACCTCAATGATTAAACACAAAAGCACCCTCGCAAAACTAATGGCTAGAGAAAACATTACTGTGCAATACGGTAATTACCAAACAGCCTGGTTTGACATTAAAAACAGAGTACTTGGATTACCTATGTGGAAAGACATGGGTAAAGACGTAAGTGATTTACTTATTGGCCATGAAGTTGGTCATGCATTATTTACACCATTCGAAGGTTGGCATGATAGCCCTGAAAAGCTAGAAGGCTGTCCTCGTTCTTATATTAATGTTGTTGAAGATGCTCGTATCGAAAGACATATAAAAGAAGCATACGTTGGTTTAGTAGGTCCTATGCAAAGAGGATATAAGAAACTATTTGATGATGGTTTCTTCGGTGAAACTCAGTCCCTCGAGTGGGATAAAGTAAAGTTGATTGATAAAATCAATTTGAATGCTAAAGTAGGGAATCTACTTAATGTACCTTTTTCTGATGAGGAGCAAGTGTACATGGATAGAGCTATGAAAACAGTAACGTTTGAAGATGTAACTAATCTTGTAAGAGATATATTACAGTATACTAAAGATAACCAAGAAGAGTTATTACAACCTCAAATGCCAGAAATCGATTTACCGGAAGATGGCGAAGAAGAAGAGCAAGACCAACAGCCTCAAATGGGTCATGACGATATGCAAAGTTCAGAAGATGAAGAACAAGCTCAAGCTGAATCAAAACAAAAAAACAACGATTCACAACAAATAACTGAAGATAAAGAAGTCGACGAAGATGCAGAAGCAGAAGGTAAGGGTAAAGTAGAAGAAGATATATCTGAAACAGATGAAAACTTCAGAAGAAAAGAACATACTCTTTTAGATACTGATGAGCAAGGCGGTCAAATTATGGTTGGCAACGAATTCAATAAAAAAGTTGCTGATAAGATTGTTATACCTTACGCACAACTATCTGCAGAAAGAAAAGCAAGAATTGCTGAAAACATGGATTGGTTAAATGATGTCGTTAAAATGGATAAAGATGACTATTGGTACGACAAAAGATCACAAGCTCTTAACTATGACGAAGTACTTAATAACTATAAGTCATACATTAAAGATGTTAAAAAGAATGTTAATTTTGCAGTTAAAGAATTCGAAATGAGAAAAGCTGGATATAGATATTCAAGAGCTCAAACAGCAAAAACTGGTTCTATCGATGTTAACAGATTATGGTCTTACAAAACTAACGATGATATCTTTAGCAGAGTAACAAAACTTGCAGATGCTAAAAATCATGGCATGTTTATGTTGATTGATTTTTCAGGTTCAATGAATGATATTATGGGAGATGTTTTAGAGCAGCTTATCCATTGCATAGTGTTCTGTAAAACAGTTAATATACCTTTTGATGTTTATGGTTTTACAAATCAAAACAAAGCTTTAGGTGGCGGATGGAATGGAGAGAGATATATACTTCCAATGGATTCAGAAGTTGACCATGGTGGATTATCACTACCTCAGCTTATTACTTCAACTCTTAAAAAGAAAGATTATGACGAAGCATTACAATCACTATATGTAAGAATGGAATTCTGTAAAGATGACTGGACTAATAGAGAAAGAATGATTATCAGTCAAAACGAAGAGTATGGTTCTACCCCACTGAATGAGGCTCTGATACACAGTCACAAGATGATTGATAGATTCAAAAGGGCTAATAACGTCGACAATATGAACCTCGTCGTGATATCTGATGGTGATGCAAACGGACTAAGAATTGCTAAAGACAGAGACCTAAAAATCGAAAGAACTAATTCAGGCAGATATGGCGGAGCTATAATAAACATTATGGGAAAAAACGTCAAGCTAAAAGACACAAGAAGAGAAGGAACTAAAGGACTACTAGAAAACTTACAAAAACAGTTTGGTCTTACTACAATCGGATTCTTCCTAGCTGACAATGGTCATAACTTTAAATACAAAATCTCTGACTGCGATGACCAAGCATATTGGGGAGAAGGTATGAAAAAGTACAACAGAGAATATTCAAAAAACAAATGTGTTACGTTTAGAGACGAGCTTGGATACAATGAATTATACATTGTTAAATCTTGGAAAGGCGCATTAGCTACTGACGCTACTGAATTCGAAGTTAATGAAGACGCTTCGAAAGGTCAATTAACGTCAGCATTTAAGAAATACAGTAAGTCTAAAAAGCTTAACAAAACATTATTAACTAACTTCGGAAAGGCCGTCGCAGAATGAACAACACTATTCTGCAAATTATTTCACCTCAAAGTGAAAATAATCCTTTACATTTACGCCAGACTATGGTATAATATACATATATAAACGATAAGGAGAAACTATATTATGAATAACGTGAAAAAATCTACCCAGATAATTCTCAAAGAACTTGCTACCAGATACCCTGATAGTACTCAGTTCAGAAAAAACATAATCGTCGAGATTGGAAAATCATTCGGTTACACAGGTAAAGATTGGGACCCTTTAATGCAAAAAGATAACAGAGTCAAAATTGGTACATACGATTTGGCTGGACTTATTGAACCATTAAGAGAAACAATGCTATCTAACAGCGTGGTTAAAATGCCACAATCTGCAGCTCAAATGCAGTCAATAGTAAACGAAGAAAAAACCTTCGCAAAAGCAGACAGTACTTTTATTCCATGGGGAGCATACACTGACATCGTAAAGATTGTTAAGTCAAATATGTTCTACCCAACATATATCTCTGGTCTTTCAGGCAATGGTAAAACATTCATGGTAGAACAAGCTTGCGCTAAAGTAGGCAAAGAGTTTATCAGAGTTCAAATCAATCCTGAAACAGATGAAGATGATTTACTTGGTGGCTTTAGACTTATCGATGGAGAAACAGTTTTCTCTAAAGGTCCAGTTCTTAAAGCAATGGAGAATGGAGCTATCCTCTTACTTGATGAGATCGATAGAGCAACAAACAAAATTATGTGCTTACAAGGAATCCTTGAAGGCAAACCAGTCCTAGTCAAAAAGACTGGCGAAATCGTAGAGCCTGCTGAAGGTTTCAATGTAATTGCAACAGCTAATACTAAAGGTAAAGGTTCAGAAGATGGTAGGTTCACAGCAGCTTCAATCATCGATGATGCTTTCCTTGAAAGGTTTACAATATCAGTTGACCAACAGTTCCCATCTCTTAATGTAGAGAAAAAGATTATATTCAAACACATGGAGAAATTCAATTGTATGGATATCGACTTTGCTGAAAAGCTAGTCCTTTGGGCTGACATTATCAGAAAGACTTTCTACGATGATGGTGTTGATGAATTAATTTCAACTAGAAGACTATGTCACATTGTTCAAACGTTCTCTATCTTTGAGAAAAGAGACAAAGCAATTGACTTATGTATTTCAAGGTTCGATTCTGATACTAAAGAAGCTTTTCTTGACTTATACAGCAAAGTAGATTCTGGTGAAGACTTTATAGAAGCAGAGGAAATTAACGATGTATAATTTCAAAAAAGATAAAATCATTAATATTGATTACAAATTTAACGAAGGAGCTCTTGTTGAAGAGCTCAAGAGTTATATAGACAAAACTTATGGTGGCCACTACTCAAAGAATCAGTTTCAATCAACTGAATTCATTATTGATTGTGGACATGGTATGGGTTTTGCTTTAGGAAACGTACTTAAGTACGCTCAAAGGTATGGTAAAAAAGAAGGACATAACAGAGCTGACCTTCTCAAGATTTTGCACTATGCTATAATTGCTCTGGATTGCCATGATAAAAATGAAAACTAATCGTTTACATTACAATGAAAGTATGGTATAATAGTTATATAATGGAGAAAATATGAACTTATCTAACGACACCTTGAATGTGTTAAAAAACTTCGCAACAATAAATCCAAATATTGTATTCAAACCAGGACAAAAGCTGAAGACTATTTCAGAGTCTAAAACTATTCTAGCATCCGCTGAAATTGTAGAAGACTTTCCACAAGAGTTCGGAGTCTATGACTTAAACGAATTCTTATCAGTCTTAAACCTTATTGATAATCCTACATTAGAGTTTGAAGATAAAGCAGTATTGGTAAAAGGTGGTGGACAAAAGATTAGATATTTCTTTTCAGAAAGCGATATCCTAACCACTCCTCAAAAAGATATTCAGATGCCAGAACCAGAACTTGGAGTTAATATCGAAGAAGATAAACTAAATCAGATTCGTAAAGCTGCTGCTGTTCTTGGTCATACTGAACTAGCTATAACAGGTAATGATGGAGTTATTACAGCCTCTGTACTCGATACAAGAGACTCGACTTCAAACCTATTTGAAATAGAGCTAGATAGAGACAATTCATGTAAAAATGGATTTAACTTCGTGGTAAGTATACCCAACTTGAAATTGCTACCAGGCGATTACTTTGTAAGCATAAGCTCAAAGCTAATCTCTAACTGGACTAATAGTAATTATCCTGTTGATTATTTTATCGCTCTTGAGAAAAACTCAAGCTACGATGTATAAATATATTGTAGGAATGGAAGATGCTGCATGGGGCGGGTCTTTTAATTTTCGTAAATATGCATAGGAGAAAATTATGTCAGAAGATGTAAATACAAACGTCGAAACTGGAACAGAAGAGCAACCAGCTGGAGCTCAACTTAGTCTACAAGACATCTCAACAATGGTACAAGTAATTGACCTTTGTTCTAAAAGAGGTGGTTTTGAAGGTCCTGAGTTGGAAGCAGTAGGTGGTCTTAGGTCTAGAATCGTAGCGTTTCTAGAAGAAGCTTCAAAGGGTCAAGAAACGCCGGAAGGCGCGGTACCTGAAGTAGCTGCTACTGAAGACGATTCGTCAGAGTCGTAAACCAGACGAGGGGTGAAACTCCCCTCACATTTTATTATTAAGGAATACATTATGAACAACAATGAACAAGCCGAATTGCTCAAGGCTTTAAGAAAAGGGCAAGTCACAGTCACATTCAGAAAAATAGATACAGGGGAAATTAGAATTATGCCCTGCACTCTCAATCCTGCAATACTCGAAGCTAATGGCGTTACCAATACCGTTAATTATCAAGCAACATCAATGGAAGCATTTCCAGTATGGTCTTTAGATAAAAACGCGTGGCGTGCATTTAGGCTAGATACTGTAGAAGGTTGGGAGGTACTATAATGGAAGAATTTCTATGGGTCGAAAAGTATCGCCCAAGAAAAGTAGAGGAATGTGTATTATCACAAGACCTCAAAAAGATATTCAAAAATGTTTTAGACAAAGGCGAACTTCAGAATATGATGTTCACTGGCACAGCTGGTACAGGAAAGACCACAGTTGCTAGAGCACTTTGTAACGAACTTGACTTAGATTATATAATCATTAATGGTTCAGAAGAATCAGGTATTGATACTCTAAGAAACAAAATCAAACAATTCGCTTCGTCCGTTTCCTTATCAGGCGGCCTCAAAGTCGTCATCTTGGACGAAGCGGATTACCTTAATCCACAATCAACTCAACCAGCTTTGCGTGGATTTATCGAAGAATTTTCAGCCAACTGTAGGTTTATACTTACTTGTAATTTCAAGAATCGTATAATAGAACCATTACATTCAAGAACCAGTGTTATCGAATTTGCGATGCCAAAGAAAGAGAAAGAAGCTCTTGCTGGTCAGTTTATGCAAAGAGTCGAACAGATACTAGCAGTTGAAAATATAAACTCAGAACGACCAGTTCTTGCTGAACTGATTATGAAATACTTTCCAGATTTCAGAAGAACACTTAATGAACTACAAAGATATTCAAACTTTGGTAAAATCGATAGTGGTATATTAGTCAATGCTAATGATATCGCTCTTGATACTCTTATGAATGCTCTTAAAATAAAAGACTTTCGTAAAATGAGACAATGGGTTGCTGATAATATCGATGTAGAACCAGCATCAATGTTTCGTAAAGTATACGATAACATGAATGAATATGTAGAGCCACAATCAATACCGCAACTGGTACTTATTCTGGCTGATTATCAATATAAAAACAGTTTTGTTGCTGACCATGAATTGAATATGGTTGCTTGCTTAACTGAAGTAATGGCAGGAGTCAAATTCAAATGAAAAAATATGTAATAAATCCAGTGACTGGAGCAGAAGAAGAACTGATTATGGAACCATCTAGTAAAGATGCAGGTAATATTGAAGTACTAAAACGTAATGTTAAAGAACTACAACAACAGTTAAATACATGTCAAGTAAGAATAATGGAACTTAATGAGGAACTCTCAACAAGTAGAAATCAAGGTAGAGTCTTAGAAGAAGAAATCAGAAAAGCTTTAGAGATACCTAATATAATATGAACCCATTTGACTATTTAAAAGCAATCAATGAGACTAAGAAAGATATCATGGTCGACGATATTGCTGAAAAGGAATACAATCCTTTCATCATAAATCGCGGTCTTTCTTTCTTTAAAGACACAATATTGTATGCTAATGAAATGAATATCCACCATCATCTAGACCATCGCGTTCAGTTTGATTTTCTTATAAATATAATTAGAAAGAAGAAAAGATGGTCCAAATGGATTAAGGCCAGTGATATTGACCATCTTGAACTCATCAAAGAAAATTATGGGTATAGTGATGAAAAAGCTAAATCAGCGTTATCTCTAATTAATGATGAACAAATTGAACAATTGAAACAAAGGATATATAAAGGTGGAAAACGATAACACTCAAATACAAATAAAAGATTGGACTCCAGGCAGTATGCTTGAAGTCTCTCTTAGAGAACCAGATGACTTTTTAAAGATACGCGAAACATTAACACGTATAGGTGTAGCTTCTCGCAAAGACCAGAAGCTATTTCAATCTTGCCATATTTTACATAAGCAAGGTAGATATTTTATAGTTCACTTTAAAGAACTATTTTTGCTAGATGGAAAGCCATCTAGTTTATTAGAGAACGATGTACAAAGACGAAATACAATCGCAACATTACTCGCCGACTGGGGTTTAGTAACGATTATGAAGCCGGAGATGGCTAAAGAATTAGCACCATTGAGACAGATTAAGGTGATTCCTTTTAAGGAAAAAACTCAATGGGAACTATGCCCTAAGTATAACATAGGGAATTCCAACAATGGAGAAAAGAATTAATAAAGCCTGGAAACTATTTCATAAATTCATGAAATCAGGTAGATTAAACAAAGTAGTAAAACACTACTTATAAACAAAATTTATTTAAACTAGCATTCAAGCTTGTATAAATATAACTGAAAGAGTGCGGTATTGGACCGGCTCTAACAAACCTTGCTATATATAGGAGGAACTAAAAATGGTAAGAAATACTTTGAACGTACCACGTTCACTATTCGTCGGATTCGATACTTTATTTGAAGACCTGGAAAGGATTCATCAAAGTGCGAGGTCCGGAACTGATAACTATCCACCACATAACGTTGTGAAAATAGACGATGAGAAATTTCTCATTGAGCTAGCAATTGCTGGATTTAAAGAAGAGGATATATCCTTGGAACTTAAAGATGGCATATTGAAAATCAAAGGAGAGGTGGCATCGGTATCGCGTGAATACGCGTATAAAGGTATATCGTCCCGCAAATTCGAGAAATCATTTCGACTCTCAGAATTTGTAGTAATAGACGGTGCTGATTTGAAAGATGGAATACTTGTAGTGTATGCTAGAGTAGAACTTCCGGAAGAGAAGCGTCCTAGAAAGATCGAATTAGGGTCTGCTGGGGCATCAAAGAAGAAAGAATATCTCGTTGAGGGATAAACTGGCGAGCAGCGAAACTCAGTAGATATAAATTAATATTTACTGGAGAACAACATGAAACATATAGCCCATTTTATGGACAAATATGAAGACGTTGCCGAGGCCTTAAGAACAACTTTCATAGTATTAGGAGTTACTGGATTAATCTTAGGATTAGCCCCACTAATAATGCTAATGCAATGGAATAGTTTTTAAGACCAAATTGACAAAATCATGCGGGGAGTAAGAAATTGCTCCCCAATCTTTAATTGAAAAAAAGTGAAATGAATCCTTTACATTCAACCTAAACTATGGTATAATATACTTATATGAAATTCTATACTAATGTATCTCGATATGGCAACATGATTCTCTTACGAGGATATGAAAACGGCAGTCGATACGAGAAAAAAGTCAAATACGAACCAATCCTTTTTACATCTACTAATCTTCCTACAAAGTGGAAATCACTTGATGGAAATCCTGTTGGTGTAGCAAATGCTGGAAAACGATTCGAGTCCATGAGGGCAGCAAACGAATATGTTCAAGCAAACAAAGGAGTGTCTGGTAAAAAAATATACGGAAACACAAAGTACGTTCCAGCATTCATTAATGATTATTATCCCGGTACAATAGAATTCAATAGAAACAAAATCAACGTATCGACAATTGATATTGAAGTTGCGTCTGATGATGGATTCCCTGAGCCAGAAAAAGCTGACCATAAGATTACAGCAATCTGTATGAAAAACAATATTGGTAATACTTATTACGTTTGGGGCTTAGGCGATTACGATACAGACAAATCTCTCATGAAAGAACACATGGTAGTATATCGTAAGTTTGACCGTGAAGATGATTTACTTATTAACTTTATTAATCACTGGTCATCTCAACAATATTGTCCTGATGTCGTGACAGGCTGGAACTCAAGATTCTTTGATATTCCATACCTCGTAAATAGAATCAATCGTATGCTTGGCGAAGAGTACGTCAAAAAGCTCAGCCCATGGGGAATGATTGATAGACAAGACGTAACTAAAATGGGAAGGACTCAAACTGCTTATGAACTTAAAGGCATATCTCAATTAGATTACCTTGACCTATTTAAGAAGTTTGGCTATTCGTATGGTCCACAAGAATCATATAAACTCGACAACATTGCTCATGTCGTGCTAGGAGAAAAGAAACTATCTTACGATGAGTATTCTAATCTCCATACTCTATACAAACACAATCATCAAAAGTTTATCGATTACAATATTAAAGACGTTGAGCTTGTCGATAAAATCGAAGACAAACTTGGATTGATTACTCTTTGTATGACGATGGCTTATAAAGCTGGAGTTAACTATAACGATACGTTTGGTACTACAATGATATGGGATACGATTATATATCGAAAACTATACGCAAGTAATGTTGCTATTCCATTTGTTGAAGATAAACATAAATCTGATTATCCTGGTGGTTATGTTAAAGACCCACAAGTAGGAATACATGATAACGTTGTTTCGTTTGACTTAAACTCGCTATATCCGTCAATCATTATGCAATACAATATGTCTCCAGAGACAATTGCAAATGGAGAGATTACTCAATTCAATATCGATAAAGCAATCACTGAACATAAAATTGCTTCTAACTGTGGCAAAGCTCTTGCAGCAAATGGACAGTACTTTAACATAGACAAGCCAGGCATAATACCATTCATCATTGACGAATTCTATAAAGAACGTGTTGAGATTAAACAAGAAATGATTAGTGCTCAAAAAGAAAAAGAAAAGGTAGATAAAAATGACAAACAAAAACTATATCAAATTGAAAGAGATATTGCAATCGCAGAAAACAAGCAAATGTCTATTAAGATTCTTCTTAATAGTCTTTATGGTGCTCTTGGCAATAGGTATTTTCGATTCTTCGACCAGAGAATTGCCGAAGCAATTACCCTTACCGGACAACTTACAATTCGATGGGCCGAACACGCCATCAATTCCTATCTTAACAGAGTGCTTAAAACCAAAAAGTATAAAGACTTCGTCATTGCTATCGACACCGACTCGTTGTATGTATGCTTAGACGATATCGTAACTAAATTCAATCCTGAAAATAAGATTGACTTCCTAGACAAAATTGCTAGTGAAGCGTTAGAACCAGAGCTAGCAAAATCATATGACCAACTGTATAAATACCTTGGTGGTGTAGACAATCGTATGGTTATGACTCGTGAAGTAATCGCTGACCGTGCTCTTTGGACTGCAAAGAAACGCTATGTCATGAATGTTCATGATAACGAAGGTGTAAGATATAAAGAGCCAAAGCTTAAAATTATGGGTATTGAAGCAATTAAGTCTTCTACACCTGAACCATGTCGTGATGCTCTTAAACAGATATTTAAAGTCATAATGAAAGATGATGAAAAGACAGTTCAAGCAGCTATCGAACAATTCAAAAACTATTTCAAAACTCTTGACCCTGACCAAATTGCATTTCCTCGTGGAGTAACACAAGTCAAGAAATGGCAAGACAGGAATACTCTCTATAAAAAAGGTACTCCCATTCACGTTCGTGGCTCGATACTCTATAACAAACTGATTGAAGACATGCAACTTAAAAAGAAATACGAGCTCATTAACAACGGCGAAAAGATTAAGTTCTTATATCTTCGCCAACCAAATTCAATTCATGAAAATGTTATTGCTTTTCCATCCTACCTCCCAGAGGAGTTTGGCTTAAGGAAATACATAGACCATGAGACCCAATTTCAAAAAACATTCCTTGACCCTATTGAACCAGTCTTGGAAGCAGTAGGCTGGTCTTCGAAAGAAGTAGCAAACCTTGAGGATTTTTTTGGATAAAAACGTTTACATTTGCGTAAAAATGTGGTATAATAGACTAATATGGAGAAAAATATGAAATTAATAAGACTATCCTCAGGAGAGGAAGTTATCGGTAAAGTAGTAGAGAATGAAGATTCAATTACCATCACAGATGGATATTCACTTATCCCAGCTGGAGAAGGTAAAATTGGATTCATGCCGTTCATGGCTTATACAAAAGCTAAAGACGGTATTACTATTGATAACAGATTTGTGCTATTCATCGTTGACCCAGTTGACCAAATCGTCGACCAGGTAAGAGAGATGGACAGTGGAATACAAGTAGCATCAAGTAAAATAGTGGGTGTGTAATGAATTGGGTAAAAGATATTCAAGACATGCAACACAAGTACGGTGTAAAGAAATGGATGCACGATAATCAAGATGATACAGAAAAGCTACGTAGCTATCTAGAATTCAGGATTAAATTCATAAGAGAAGAACTTATGGAAACTGAAGCAGCATTAACCAACGACGATGCAGAAGAAATCGTTGATGGTCTTATCGATATTTGTGTAGTAGCAATTGGTACTCTTGACGCATTTGGCGTTGACCCATACAAAGCTTGGGATGAAGTACTAAAAGCAAACTTAAATAAAACAGTAGGAGTAAAACCTGAAAGACCTAATCCACTAGGATTACCGGACCTAATCAAACCAGAAGGTTGGGAAGGACCAAGTCATGAAGGAAATCATGGTAAGTTTAACAATATTCGATAGTATATACGACAACAAAACAGATAAGCGTATGGATTATAATAGTTTCGACGAGTTCGAGGCTATTCTCTATAAGCTTTCTGAGTCGACTAAATATCCTACAAAGAAAGATGCTCCACTTTTAAGTCCAGCAATATATCAAACTGGTACTACTCGTGCAAATGATAATGTTGTAGGTTGGGCTGGCTTTGGTATTCTTGATATCGATGATTATGACGGTGACATGAAAGATATTGAATCAAAGTATGATAAGTATCGTTATGTATGTTATTCAACAGCATCATCTACAGTTGAGTCACCAAAGTTTAGACTTGTCTTTCCATTAACTGATGTCGTTAACAAAGAAGACATTAAGCATTTTTGGTATGCTTTAAATAAAGAGATTGGCGATATTGCTGATGCTCAAACCAAAGACCTAAGCAGAATGTATTACGTTCCTGCTAAATATAAGAATAGTTTTAATTTCATATTCTCTCATGATGGAGATATTATGGACCCACATAAACTAATGGAACAATATCCATACGTTAAACCTAATCAAACAATGTTCGATAGATTTCCGGAAGCAATACAAAAAGCTTTACTTGAAAGAAAAAGAAATGAATTAAACAATACAAGTTATACATGGACGTCGTATCATGATTGTCCTTTTGTTAATAAGAAACAAGTTGATGAATATAAAGTAATCAATGGAACTGGTTGGTATGCAAAAATGTATCAAATCATGTTAACAACAGCTGGCAACGCGCATAGTAAAGGATATCCAATTACACCAAAAGAAATAGAATATATCTGTAGAGATTTAGATATTGATACCGGTGGTTGGTATAATAAAAGAGATTTAGAAAAGGAGGCTGCACGAGCTATTGAATTCGTGTTTAAAAATAATATATGAATAAAGATACACCGCCGTTTAAGGCGTTTTTATATGGTATGGGATTTGGAGCATTGTTAATGTTTATATTGCTACTACCAGGTCAATTAAAAGCAAGTGATGCAAACAATGATATTTATTGTATGGCTCAAAACATTTACTTTGAAGCTGGTAATCAACCATTAGCTGGTAAAGTTGCTGTTGCACAAGTTGTTCTTAATAGAACTGAACATCCAAATTATCCTACAAGTATTTGTGGCGTAATATATCAAGCGAAATGGAAAGAAAACTGGCTAGGTAATCAGGTTCCTATACGCAATATGTGTCAATTCAGTTGGTTCTGTGATGGTAAATCAGATGACCCAGTTGATAGTCCTACATGGATGACATCATTAAAAATAGCAAGAGATGTAGTACAAGGAGCTTATCCAGATATTACAGAAGGAGCGACTCACTATCATTCAGATAGAGTTTTACCTTACTGGGCTGATTCATTAAATGAAACAGTCTATATTAATAATCACATATTCTATAAATAGGAGAGAAATATGAAAATGATAGGAAACAATGTACTTGTAAGTGAAGTACAAAAAGAAAACAAATCAGCTGGTGGTATTATTATGACCGGCGAAACAGATAAAGGTAGTAAACCAGGGCTAGTTTTAGCTGTAAGTACAGAAGCTCTTGGTCCATTAATGTCTGGACAAAGAGTATTTCTTGACTGGTCTAAATCAATGCCAGTAAACGTTGATGGAAAAGCTGCTGTTATTATTGATGCAGAACATATCAAAGCAATTATATCAGAAGAATGAAAATACCATCAACAATGAAAACCAACAAAGAAAAGATGGGATACATTTCTGAAAGAATGGTGTTTGAGTACTTTAAAGGAACTCAAAGCGCTGATAAGTTTGATTCGAAAAAAGACGGAATGATTGGCAATGAAACAGCTGAAGTCAAATGCCAAAACAGACATTACTTAGGCTATTTTACCGTCAACACTGCTTGGAAAAATCAAGTACCTAAATGCAAATCAGTCGATCGACTTTTCTTTGTTGAATATGATGGCACACCTAACGCAATGTTATGGGAATGCATTGATAGAGAAGACACAACAGAAATAACTACTAAGAATGGAAGAGTCATGTGTGGCTGGCCAATAAGTAAAATGAAACTTATAACAACATTTGTTGGAGAAGGTGATGTATTACGTAAATATACTAGTAGTAAAATATATTAAAATAAACCTTTACATTTATGCCAAACTATGGTATAATAGATATATAAAATTAATTATGGAGACATTATGAAAGAAAGCCTAAGAGTCCTGCAAGAATGCGCAGAACTACAAACTAAAAAATCCCAAGACTATCAAAGTTCAGAATCAACAGTAGTCCAAGCCATGCATTATAGACGTGGCATTGATACGATTCATGATATTATTCTTGGTAAAATGATGAGAGCAACTTCATTGCTTGAATCAGCTGATGACCCAAACTTCGAAAGCATCGAAGATACTTACAAAGACATGATTAACTATTGTTCTTTTGCAGTTGCTTTTGCTCGTGGTAAAATGGAAGGCCAAGACCCACAAAGAGATATGTTCAACAATAAGGTAAAAAATGTATCAAGTGAATAGTACTGCAGATATTGCAGAAGTCTTTAAGAAACATCTTAAAGCTGGTAACTTTACTAATGATAGAACAGGTGTTAAAACTATAGAGATAATTGGAGCATCTTTTGTTGCTGATAAACCAGCAATATTTGGCACTCCAAATAAAGCATACATTGAAGCTGAAATTGATTGGTACAATTCTAAATCAACGAACATAACAGATATATATCCTGAAGGAGATAAAGAACCACCAGTAGCTTGGCAAAACACTGCTAATATCCATGGTGAAATCAATTCTAATTACGGTCATCTTATATTCAGTAAGAAATATCACAAGCAATATACGCAAGTTCTTAATGAACTATGTGAAGTTAATCCTGACTCTCGTAGAGCGTCAATGATATATCAAAGACCAAATATTTGGCGTGAGTATAAAGAAAACGGTAAGAATGATTTTATTTGTACTAATGCTGTGACTTATTATATTCGTGATGGATACTTACATGCAGCAGTTCAAATGAGAAGTAATGATGTTATGTTTGGATATAGAAACGATTATGCTTGGCAAAAATATGTACAAGAAAAATTAGCCAATGACTTATATTATGCTGGACTTAAAACAGAACCAGGACACATCTATTGGCAAGTACAAAACTTACACGTATACGAGAGACACTTTGACCTTATCAAATAAATGGGATATGAGATTTCTCTCTGTAGCAGGAGAAATTGCTAATTGGTCAAAAGACCCGAGTAGAAAAATAGGTGCAATTGCAGTAAGAGACAGAAAAATCTTAGCAACAGGTTACAATGGCTTTCCAAAAGGAATAGAAGATACTCAAGAAAGATACGATAATAGAGAATTAAAGTATCAATATGTAGTACATGCAGAAATGAATTGCATATATAATGCTGCTGAAAACGGCATATCATTAAAAGGTTCTACATTATACATTCATGGCTTACCAGTTTGCAGTGATTGTTCATTAGGTATAATTCAAGCTGGTGTATCAAGAGTCGTAGCATTCTCAACAAATACTCCTGATAGATGGAAAGAAGCAGTACAAAAAACAAATGAAATATTTAAAGAGGCAGAAGTGATATATGAATTCACCGAAGTATAATAAAAAAGAATTAGAAAACTCAAACCGTATATTTAAGAGTGCAACTCCTAAGTATACCTATGATTGGTATCTTAAGTGGGTAAGTTCAATACTTCTACTTTGTGCCATGGCAACAAGAGCTAATGCTGAGCTTGCAGTCTACGACCAGACATTATCCTTATTAGGATGTATGGGTTGGTTGATAGTTGCGAATATCTGGAAAGATAGAGCATTGATAATTTTAAACACAGCAGCAGTCATTATCCTCGGAAGTGGTCTGATAAGTGTTATAACTAATAGTATATAGTGAGCTACTCTGGTACGCCAGTCAAATCTCTCACTCAAATAAACTGATATAAGGAGAAATAATATGTCAAAAATAAAAGCCGGAATAATCGGCGTCGGAAGTTGCGCAAAATCTTTAGTAGAAGGAGTGCAATATTATAATGAAAACCCTGAAGACAAAATAGGTCTAATGTATGAAGATATCGGAGGATATAAAGTACATGACATCGAGTTTGTTATAGGATTTGATATCGATAAAAGGAAAGTAAACAAGAAACTAGCAAGAGCTTTAAGAGCTCAACCTAATTGTGCTATGGACCATGTCGATAAAATTACTACTACATCAAATAGTTCATGCGTAGATAAAGATGCAATGGTCTATTCAGCTCCAGAAATGGACGGAATAGCTCCTCACATGCACGATTATCCAGATGAAGTTACATTTGTAAATGGAGCTGTACCTGCAGAATCTTTTGAAAGGTCTGTTGAATTATTACAGTATCATGATGTAGATGTATTAATTAACTATTTACCGGTAGGTTCAGAAGAAGCTTCTAAATACTGGATTGATGTTGCTTTAGAAGCAGGAATACATTTCGTAAATTGTATACCAACATTAATCTCAACAGAAGATGCTATGATAACTGAACAAAGATTCATAGATGCAGGACTAACAATTGTTGGTTCAGATATGAGGTCAGCCTGGGGAGCTTCAAGAATGTCAGAAGTTCTACAAGGTGCTATGTTAGATTCAGGTCTAATGGTAACACAACATATTCAAATGAATATGGCTGCTGGTTCTACACAAGGACAAGAGCATATAAGAACAGGAAGAACAGCGAATACTGATTTTCTTAATATGGCAAAACAATATAGATTGCATAACAAACATGTATCAAAAGAAAACGTTTTAAAAGGACAAAACCACGTAAGAGGAGAATCAACTGCAGGTATGACATTATTTGCTGGTCCATCTCTTACTGTTCAACAAAAGCCAGGTGGAGATTACATCTCATCTGATAATAAAATAGCAAACTTTGATATGGTTGCTTATGGATTTGCAGGCGCAAGATATGAAATGTCAGCTAGACTTTCAGTTCAAGATTCGCCAAACTCTGGTGGAGTTGTTGTTTCAGCAATTAGATTTTGTAAGGTAGCTTCAGAGATGGGCATTGTAGGATATTTAAGAGGACCATCAGCATGGACTCAAAAGACTCCTCCATTACAGCTCAAAACTCAAGATGCCAAATTTGAATGTGATGCTTTAGCTAGGAGAGTAGTAACAGATATTACTAAGCCCCAGCTTAAAGAAAATAGACCGAAGGCAGCAGATTTGCCTCACACCTTCCAAGATGCGAAGAACGATTATGAAAATTAATTCGTTTGACATCGACGGAGTAATCTATTTTGGTGAAGGCACCACAGGCGTAAGACCTGGTAGTAATGACATCATTATTACTGGGCGGCCTTTTTCTGATAGAGAAGCAACATTGAAAATGCTACATAGCAGAGGGATATATAATACGCTTTATATGAATCCTTTAGAAAGAATATTACCCAATCCTAATGTCACGCATGGAATAAAAGATAATCCATTGTATGGCAGAAAAGCATCTGGTATTTTTAAAGGACAAATGATTAACATGTTAAAAGACTTAGGTGTAGAAATACAAATGCATTTTGAAGATGACCCAATACAAATTAAAGAAATTCAAAAGAGATGTCCTAATGTTTCTATTGTGCATTTGAAAAGAGATAACGAGGAACGTGTCAAGTACTAAATATAATTACGACTGGTCGAATTACGATAAAGAACTCATGAAAGAGTTCAATTGGTTTCTATATAAAGTAAACCAAAGGTCAGCAATTCAACTTGGTTATAGCGATGAACAATACGAATCAGTAAATCGTCATGGCAAAAATGATTTTGGACTTGGAGAAGACGTAGAGTATTTTCATCCAACAATTACATTAGATGACCGTATGAGATTCATAGGTCAAGAGATTGCAAGTTTAGATACGTCAATAATGAATATTGTTGGCAATACTTTTATATCTCATTTCTATGGCGGAAGAGGAGTTCATTTTCTTGCTTCAGGAGAAGACAATGTCTTTGTCGATTTCGATAAGATAGCTGATAATGACCAAGAGTATATTCAATTTGTTCGTAATAATTTAGATAAAGCTATTCAAAACAAGCAACCAATCTGGGGAACAACTGAACTGCACACTTCAATTCAGACTTCAGGTAGAAACTTTTGTCGTAAAAAGTATAATGAACCTGATAGAAAGTTTCATGCAGTTGATGTATGTGAATGGGTTGCGTCGTTTCGTGATACAGGATTCTTAGAAAGAATGCAACAATGTAATCATATGTCAGAAATATATACTCTCTTAAGAGAACAACCTGGCATTGGACATTACTATGGATTTCACGGAGCTGCTTCATCATCTGTATTACCACAAATGAAGTATCATCATGACCAAAGATTTGTTTCACCTGGACCAGGAGCAGTATATACAATACAATTGATGTGGCCAAATGCTCCAAAGAAATTATATGATGAAGCAATATACTACATGAGAGAAAATTCAGATGAAATAGGATTAACAAAGAATGTCGAATTTCATCCTAAAGCTTTTAATATAAATAAGAAGGACGGTACAAAATTGTTTCAATACGAACAAGATTCTCTTAAATACTACGGAACTGAAGTGTTGTCATGTCAGTTTGGTGTATACCTACAGATAAGAGAAGACGAGCGAGCATGCGCGCGTAGACGCGTAGCACGTGTACAGAAGACGAATAATCTTACTGAATTCTTTGAATAAAAACGTTTACATTTGTGCCAAAGTATGGTATAATATATCTAATGAAAAATATAATTAATTGTCCATTTATTCCTATAGCCAAAAGGCCAGGCTCTCATAGAGGAGCTGCAGGAGTAATGTATGGCGATATGATAAAGGAGAAATATGGAAACTGCGATGTTAACTATGGTGGAGAAATTCAAGACCACAATAATTATGATAACCTTTGGGTCTATCACGGCACTGATTGGTCTGGTGGAATTAATATGTTTGGTGGCGTATACGGTTTTCCTTATGTTAAGAACACTGTCAACTTTTCTAAGTTCAAAGGCAGAGTCTTTTCAATTGGAATCGACTTCCCGCCGTATCACGAAATGGTTAAATCAAAACTGGAATCAGCTAAGAAAGAGGTTCAACCGGAATGGCATGAAGTAGACCTTAAAAATCTAGAACGCATGTTTAATGAAGCCGAAAGAATTGACTATCCTAATCCAACTAATAAAATAGTTATTGGTGATAGTCATTCCATTTGCATGTATCGACCAGGTTGGACAGTAAACAGTGTTCCATTCAAAACTTTAAATGGAGCTATAAACGATGGATTTGATAAATTTATCCCATTTGATTACGAAGAGATAGAATGCTATTTTGGTAATATCGATATAAGACATCACGTAATTAGATTAGGACAAAAGATAGAAGATTTAGCTGATAGGTATATTGAAGAAGCAAATAAATATAATGCAAAGATATATGAGTTGCTTCCAATAGAAGATGTAAGTAGAAGAATACCGCAATCAGGATATTATAAAGGACAACCATTTTACGGTTCTTGGTCAGAAAGAAATGATGCAAGAAATAAATTTAACGATTACATAGAGAAAGAATACGGCATCAAAAGATGGACCGGTCATCTCTTTAATAAAGAAGGTAAGCTCGATTTTAAATACATGGAGAAACCACAATCAATACATTTATCCAGAGAGTTCTATCCATATTGGAATGGAATAGAAGCAGCAGGATTAGAGGAGTTTTTTACATGAGTTACGCGAGTATAATACCACTTATAGGTGGAGAAACAATAGCAATGGAGAATGTCTTTGGAGAAAGACCAAAGTATATAATGACATACGACGGTTTTCAAGCTAATGAATCTCACCTATTACATCATTATAACAATGAGGTCCCATATTTGAACCTCTCAGAGGGAGCGAGTTACACAGAAAAAGTTAATGTGATTAATACTGTATGCCCATGTGCAGGGCTCAGCTCACTGAGTCCATCAGCAGGTAGTAATAATCCTATGAACGAATGGATGTATACAGCTGCTGAATATGTACTAAGTGAAGCACAACCTGATGTATTTTGGGGAGAGAACGCTCCAAGGCTAGCAAGTAAGATGGGAGAACCAGTAGTAAAAAAACTAAGAAAGATTGGAGACAAATATGGTTATACATTTAGTATCTTTAAAACAAAATCTATATTACATGGATTAAGTCAAGTAAGAGATAGAACATTTTATTTCTTTTGGAAAGGAGATGAAGTACCATTATTTGAATACGTATTAGAAAAACCAACAATGATAGCTGAAGATATAAGAGCAGTTGAAAGAAGAGAAGATGACCCAATGAGTCAGATACTTACTAACGAAAAGACTCCATCAGATGAGCCATATTATAGATATGTATTAGAAGTATTAGAAGGTGGTATTACTCATAACGAATTTCAAAACAAAATAGAAAAAACAACTAACCCTATGGACTATATAGAAGAAAGAACGACGTATAAAGAAGTAGCTAAATGGATGAGAGAAAATGGTTATGATAGCGTAGCTAAAAAATGTGATAGACAATATCATAAGCTAAAAGCAGGTGGTAACATAATGAGAAAGACAACAGAGATACCTAAAGATAAAATAGGAGCTTTTGTCGGTCATATGCCAACACAACTAACTCATCCAGATGAAGATAGATACCTAACAGTACGAGAAGCTTTATCACTTATGAAATTACCAAATGATTTTATATTACTTGAACCAAAGAAATCGCTTAATCACATTTGTCAAAATGTCCCAGTGACTACAGCAGAGCATGCTGCAAGAATGGTTCAACGATATCTAAACAATCAGTTAGAAATGATTGATACTAAATTCCTAGTTCAGGATAACAAAAAAAGAACATACAAATATGAAAAAAACAGTTTACAACTCACTGATTTTATGGTATAATAGTACTATAGAAATTAATAACAACGGAGAAATATGCCAAGTATAGATTTAACACCTAGGAAGAATCGTAATCCTAAGGACAAAAGACCACCAAAAGAAATGCCTTTTGACATTGGTCTTAGAAGATTCAGAAAAGCCTGTGATAATGCAGGTATCGTACAAGAGGTACGCAAAAGAGAGTTCTATGAAAAACCTACAGCTAAAAAGAAAAGAAAAAAAGCTGAAGCAGTTTCAAGAAGTCGTAAACAACAAAGAATGCTAGATGCATTTACTAAGCCGTCAAAGGCAAGGAGAAGATAATATGTCTATAATGGATAAATTAAAAAAGAATAGTAAAATCAAAGATACATCTATTCTGTCTAAATCAGTTTTATTCGCTGAAAAAGATATAACTGTTACTGAGGTACCAATGGTTAACGTTGCTCTATCTGGTGATATTGACGGAGGATTAACTTCAGGACTTACAGTTCTAGCAGGGCCTTCAAAACATTTTAAAACATCATTTGCTTTATTAATGGGTGCAGCCTATCTTAAGCAACATGAAGATGCAGTAATGCTTTTTTATGATTCAGAGTTTGGTTCACCACAATCTTACTTCGAATCGTTTGGTATTGATACTGATAGAGTATTACATACACCAGTCCAAAATGTAGAACAGCTTAAGTTCGATTTGGTAGGCCAACTCGAGAATATCGAAAGAGGAGATAAAGTAATTGTTGTTATTGATTCAATTGGAAACTTAGCCTCTAAGAAAGAGTTGGAAGATGCCCTCAACGAAAAGTCAGTTGCTGACATGTCGAGAGCTAAAGCATTAAAGGGATTATTCAGAATGATTACTCCTTATCTAACCATGAAGAATGTTCCTTTACTTGCTGTAAATCATACCTATCAAGAAATGGGATTGTTTCCTAAAGCAGTTGTTTCAGGCGGTACAGGTATCTATTACTCATCAGACAATATATGGATTATTGGAAGACGTCAAGAGAAAAAAGGTACAGAAATACAAGGGTATCACTTTGTTATCAATGTAGAGAAATCAAGATTTGTTAAAGAAAAATCTAAAGTACCAATCTCAGTAACATGGGAAGGTGGAATTGCTCCATACTCAGGATTACTAGATGTTGCAATGGCTGGTGGATACGTAGTTAAACCAAATGTTGGTTGGTATGCTCAAGTCGATATGAAGACAGGAGAAATACTAGAACCTAAAGTAAGAGAAAAAGATACTTTACAGAAAAAGTTCTGGACTCCAATCTTTGAAAACACTGACTTTAAAGAATTCGTTAAAACTTATTACTCAGTTGGACATAGACCAATGATTGATATCGACCTTGATATAGAATCAGAAGATGTATAACGTAAGCGAAATTGACTACTCAATCGTAGAGAATGATAATAGTTCTTTCCAAGGTGTCAAACTTAAGACAGGCACTTGGAAGAATGTTATAGTCATATATGGACAAGTTGGAGTTAAAGAAGACACAGCTTTAGATATGGCTACATTGAGCTTTAACTTTACAGTACAGGACCCAGCAGATTTTAGTGTAGACGAACTTGAGAAAGATGAATCATTTAAGAATTACTTAGGCTCAGTACTACAATATATAATAACAGATAGTTTAGAACATGGAGGACATATTGGAGAACCAACTACCGACACACATACTGAATCACCTTCTACATAACGAAGAGTTTTGCAGAAGAGTAGTACCTTATTTAAAGAATGAGTATTTTGAAGGTACACACAAAACTGTGTTTGACCTTATAGTCCAATTTGTAAGCAAACATAATAAATTACCAACATCAAAAATCTTAGAGCTTGAGTTAAAGAAAATACAAGCTCCCGAAGATGTATTAAACAATGCACAAAGATTAGTAAATGAAATTATCGATAAATCTGATATCGATACAGATTACTTAATTACTGAAGCAGAAAAATGGTGTAAAGAAAGAGCAGTTTATAATGCTATTATGGATTCAATAGGAATCATTGATGGCAAAGATAAAGAAAGAAGTGAAGGTGCTATACCTGAAATACTATCTGAAGCTCTTGGTGTTTCGTTTGATGAACAAATTGGTCATGATTATATTGATGATAGCGAACAAAGGTTTGATTTTTATAATCGTAAAGAAGACAGAATACCGTTTGACTTAGATTACTTTAATAAAATAACAAAAGGTGGTCTACCTAATAAGACACTTAACATTGCCTTAGCCGGAACAGGCGTAGGTAAGTCATTATTCATGTGTCATTGTGCAGCAGGAGTACTTAATCAAGGAAAGAATGTATTGTACATAACAATGGAAATGGCTGAAGAAAGAATCGCTGAAAGAATTGATGCGAATCTTATGAACCTTCCAATTGAATCTCTTGGGTCATTGCCTAAAAATGTATTCGATGACAAGATTGGAAAAATTGCAAAATCATCTGTAGGCAAACTTATAGTAAAAGAATATCCTACTGGTTCTGCACATACCGGTCATTTCAGAGCTGTTCTTAATGAGCTTAAACTCAAAAAGAACTTTAAGCCTGATATGATATATATTGACTATTTAAATATTTGCGCCTCAAGTCGCATGCGTGGCATGGGTGGAAGTATAAATAGTTATACTTATATTAAAGCTATCGCCGAAGAACTTCGGGGTTTAGCTGTGGAATTCAATGTTCCTATAATGTCAGCAACTCAGACTACGAGGTCTGGTTTCAGTAATACTGATGTTGGCTTAGAAGATACATCTGAATCGTTTGGTTTACCAGCAACGGCTGATTTAATGTTTGCTCTTATTTCAACAGAGGAACTAGAAGAATTAGGTCAATTGCTTGTAAAACAATTGAAGAATAGATATAACGATCCAACTAAATACAAAAGATTTGTAGTTGGTGTGGACCGTTCCCGCATGAAACTATATGATGTAGAAGAATCGGCTCAATCAGACATCATGACAGAAATGGTGCCAGATAAGCCGATAAACAAGTTTGGTGAACGCGAAAGTAATGACTCGTTTGCTGACTTTAAACTATAGACGGAGAACTATATGAACATGTTAAATACAGCAAAAGCATGGTTAATGTCAAGATGGGCAGAACGTACATCTTGGGACGGCGGACTTATTGTCGGCTTATCATTATCATACCTATTACTAGGTGGCTTAGTTGACTTAGTAGCTTGGGTAGCCCTTGCTTACGGTGTATACACTTTTATAGCAAAAGAAGTATAACACTCCTTTAGTAATGATTATCATGGGGGAGCCATCACAGCTCCCCACCTTTTCTCTTACATCAACACTTTTTCACAATTATTTTCACTTTTAGGTGAAATAAACGTTTACATTTGCGTGAAAGTATGGTATAATATATCTATATTTAAAAATAAGATAAGGAGATAAATATGACAAACCAAGAAAGACTAACGAAATTCGATATAACCAGCTCGGTTATGACGATGACTACGGGTTCTATTTTAATCGAATTGCTAGGTGGTTCAAAACCAGGTCTTTGCGATTCATTCGATGAAAGAGTTGCTACAACTGACAGGTCTAAAGTAATGGAATCACTCATTAATAAAAGACTAGAGGAGGCAGGGCTATGATATTAGCAATGACACATATAGCTACTGATATACCAGTAGAAATTCAATTAGATTTAGTAGAACAAACTTTTGCTAAAGATAAAAATCCAGAAACTATTAACCAATCATGGGACAAAATGTGCGAATCAGTTCTTCGAAGAACAGGTCATGACATTCCAGGTCAATATTTTCTACACACCTTAGGAGGTAACCCATGTCATTAAGAGGCTCAAAAGATTACTTAAAAACTCTACATGTAGAATGTGCTGGAGATATGTTAGAACTACAATCAATTCGTAATATCATTAAAATGATAAACAAGAAAACAAAACAATCAGCAGAGCCTGGGAGTCCGTATACGAGAAATATTGTACGCGTTAAGCCGAGAGGAGCTCGTACCAAGCATGCTATTGCTGATGGCAGGCATCCTAGGGCCTATGACCAATCTTTACCACTTAGACATGCTGAGCGACTTGATGTATATATTGCACAAGAATGGACAATTCACGGCAATAAGTATTGGAAACAATATTCAACTACCCAAGGTAAATATGTATAAGGTATATGCATACGACGAAAGCGATAAGTTAGTAGCAGAATATTCATTTGAAAAAATGACTGATGCTATTACATTCCAAGTTGGAATGAGAGACAAAGGCTACGCCACGCATTTACAAAAAATATTCTAATGGAATACTTCCTAGTAGCGTGTTGTGTATCTTTATGTGGATATCAATCCTGGCAACTTGGAGTTCGTGCAGGCGCCGAAAAAACAATCAAAAAATTACATGAAGAAAAAATCATTAGTATAAGAACTAATGGTGACATTGTACCTAATCCATTTTATATCGAAACTGACTCATAGAATCTTATAAATAGATTTATGAAACGATTTAAATCCTTTTTAGAAGAACAATTACAGTTTACTATTTTAACACATAGTGATTTAACAAAGTATGTTAAAAAAGGTAATTCAGAAAGATTAGATACGTTCATAGATAAAATTAAAAATAAAAAAGAATTTCTTACTACTAAAGGTGAAGTTGTTATTAAAGACAAAGCTCCTGATAGAGAAGAATTTTTAAAGCCAGGATTTAAATTTAAATTTAACACTACTAAAGGAAATATACAATATCCAGGAGAATTTTTAAAGACTCCTGAATTTGGTGGTAAAGGTAAAGGTTTTGGCACAGCTGCAGAGGATAGATATTTAGCCTCATTTAGAATTGAACTAGAAAGAGTCATGGATGAACAAGAAGACGGAGCTCTTGATATGTTAGTCGGTGGTAGGAAAGTAGTAGTATCAGGCGTTGGACAACCAAAAGGAACTCCAAAAGCTGACTTCTTTTTACTCGACGACATGGGAGAAGAAGTTGCATGGTTATCGCATAAAGCTGGTTCAAAGTCAAATGACTTTCAACAATATGGTGGATTAACACCTAGAGGTACGAAAGGAGCATTTGAAAGAAGTAAACAAGTTAATTCATTTATTGACAAATTAAAAGAATTATATCCAGAAGGAATGAAAAGCGGAGATTCTGTTAAAAGAGATATAGACCTCAATGGAGATGGAAAAGATATAGTGCGTAAATCAATATATGGAATAGATTATGGCAGTAAGCCTGGTCTTAATAATATTGATGAA